CATGATTTGTTCACATGGTTGCAGTTGCAAGATGAAATGATTACTCAATCAAGCAACATGAAAGCAGAATACTATGAAAAGAAATTAAGATTGGACGTAGAGAAAGCAAAAAGAATGATAGAATTGAAGTCAATGCTTGATGATAATTGAAAGAAGATATACACTGATTCAACCGCAGATTGAGAAGTTAGAAAGCAATTCTTGAATGATGATATAAGATTGAATGAGATGAAGAAAACGTATGAGTTGCTATATCAAAAAGCATGAACAATTACCGAATATATCAACATTGTGAAAATGAACAAAAAAGGTGCATATAGCTTATAATTAGAGCTTTTTATACTTAATACCAAACCATGACAACAAGAGAAAAAATAAAAACAATTATCTTATTTGTATTATCAATTGCAGTAATTCTTTTTATGTGATACATAGTTATTGCATGATGAAGTGATTATTCAAAAGATATTGAAAGATTGAACCAAATCAAAATTGAGAAGAAGAAAAATTCTGATACCCGAAAAGTTTATCAAAATCAAATGGACGAAGAAGTCAAGCAAGTGAAAGCGAAACGGGAAAAGAAACAAGTGAAGCTTGAATTAGCGAATAATGAATTAAGAAAAGAAGAAAGCGAAATTCAAGATAGAAACCTTGAAAGATTGTGATTGAAATAGAGGAGCAGACCTCAATAAAAAACCAACAAGAAGAAATTGTTGTGTGAATAGTTGAACCAGAAACCAACCCATGAGAAACTGAAAATTCAGAATTCAAAAGCAACTATCATTGAAAGGTTGTTCATGAATGACGAAGTAAAGATTCAGTTGTTCAAAGTATTGTGAATTATGCGTATAAGTTATGATGATATGACTTTGTTGCAGTATTAGAATGTGAAAATTGAAGTTATGATATAAAAGCAAGATGAGATTCATGACACGCATATTGATTGTGTCAGATGAATGATAGATACCATAAGATACCAAAAGAATACTTTGATTCATGGCAAGTGCAAGTTGAATACTGTTTCCAAAAGCGAAAGCAATGAACAAAATTCTATGGACCTTGAAGAATTATCAAATGAAAAAAATGTTCGGAATATGTGAAAAGTAGATTCACATTCACCGAATAAAACAACCCTTAAAAAAACTTCACAAACAAGGGGAAAAAATACAGAAAAACAAATGCAAGTTTTATGAAGTTTTCTTGCAAAACATGGAAGTATAAAAGATAAAATAAGAACACTAGTAAGAGAATTCTGAACTCTTGGAAGTGCAAATCTTCCCCCCTTGAAATTTATTCATTATGATCAATACAATGATTGAAGAACAAGCTACTTATTGGAAATTAAGACGAAGCAAGGAAAATGACAAAGTCATTGCTTTAGAAAAGAAAGTAAAGTTTCTTGAAAGTGAAGTGAATAGAATTACAGCACAAAGAGAAAATTTGAAAACAATTATTGAAAATCAAGAAAGTGAAATCAAATATCTTGAAGAAGAAAACACCAAACTTTGTTGAATACATACTTTTAGTTCTTATGAAGAAAACTAATGAAAAAATTGCTAAAACTATTGAATGAATATGCACATACTTATGCAGATTATTATGATGATACGCATGAAGAAATTGTGAATACTTTTACTTCACATACGGACCAGTGTTTCAATTATGAATATTATGAGAATTGAAGAATTCATTATGAACACCTTGTTGATGATGTTGTGATTTCAAACCGCTATTGATTTATAGCATGGTTGATTGAAAACAAGAAGTTCAAAAATTACAAAGCATACAAAGATTTTTGAGAAGCAAGAAGTTATGCAGAATTCAGTAATTGAGAAGTGATTACAACAATTGAATGATCATTATACTATTCAATATTAAGTGCACTTGCAATAAGTGAAAACCCAATTGAACTTTTATGTTCTTTGTTGAAATAAGAAAATCGGAAATTCCGACTTTTATATTGAGAACTGATAAAAAGTAATGAAGAAAATACGAATAATACTTTTTGTTTTTTGGTGCATTGCTTTATTGTATGAATGTTATCTTTGAGATGTCTTAAAACAGATATTATGTATTGTGCGAATAATTTATTGTAAGTTGAATATTTATTTAGATTAGTAATATTGAAGTAAAATGAAAATAATAAAATACTGAATAATATGAAGCTTAATAGGTGCTTTGTTTGTATCTGTATTAGTATGAACGTTTGAATTATGAATGTTCATATATGATAAAACGCAATCAACATTTTTTGTTTTTTTATATGCTACAAGCTTGACTTGATTCGTTGCTTGAATTATGGAATGAATTACAAATGAGAATTAAGAAGTATTTCAAGGAACGAAAGAACGTGAAAAGAAATGAAATTCATATTTGTTCACTTTTACCTAATACACAAAACAAAATGGACGATGAAAGAATTATGCAATTAAGGAAAAGCAACAATGAGCTTTTGAAAATAATAAGAAATCTTTCAAAGCAAAATAGGGAAAAGGAAAAAGAATTAAGAGAAGTGAAATGAAAATTAGAAAGAATCAAACAAGCATATATTAATTTTGAAAGAACTGAAACCGATTACAACAACATGTTGTGAATTTTAGATGATGTGATTATGAATAGATAATGCAAAGAATGAGATGATCAAATGAATACATATATTTGACAATGGAACAAAGAATTGATTTTCTTGAAAAAGATAGAAGCAAGATAAGGAGAGAAAATGAGAAGCTAAAAAAAGAAAATCAAATATTGAGATGAGAACTTAAAAGACAAAAAGAACTTTTGAGAATTAATAGTAAGTGAAGCTAAAAGCAGAACTTGATAAATACAAAAAATATTGTGAAAACAAATGATTTGACTATAATACGGAAACTTTAGAATCACAAGAGAAGAAAACATGCAATATGTGAAATGATATAAACAAATTGAACTAGCGAACAATGTATGAATTTCAAGAAAGCAAATAGATGAACACAATTTTGAATATATACCGATAAGAATTGAACAACCTAAGGCAAAAGAATGATATGTTGTAAGGTATATCAAAGAAACTGATGTTAGGAAATACATACGAGAAAGGAAAAGAGAAAGAAAAGCAGAATTCAACAAGGAAAAAAGAAACAAACAATTTGAATGAATTTTGCAAAAAAATACTTGAAAAAGTGTAAAATAATCATACCATAGACTTTGGAATTAGTTTTATATGTAATAGAACCTCTTTATATAAAGAGGTATTTTGCGTTTATGAAAAAAAAAGCAAAAACAAGAAGTAATTATATAAAAGAATTAGATAATATCTTTTCACAATACATAAGGTTGAGAGATTCTGATTCAATGTGAATTGTCGTTTGTCCCTTATGCAAAAAGAGAATTTTCCGAAAGCAAGCACAAAATATGCACTTTATATCAAGAGGCGTTTTGAAATATAGGTATGATGAAAAAAATTGTCATGCTTGATGTATGAGGTGCAATGTAATACTGAATTGAAACTATATTGTTTATACAATACGAATGATAAACACGTATTGAAAAAGAATAGTGAATGAGATGATCAATGACAAAACAGTTTTCAATATTACAACACCAAGATTACAAGAATTAATTGAGTATTACATTGAAAAAAGAAATTACCTTTTAAGAACTAAAAGATTCACATGTGAGATATAAAGAAATTCTGAAACCTATACCAAAAAGCATGATGATGAGAATGAGAAAAGTGCTTATACCCAACCAGACTTGATACGTATTGACAATGATGTTCTCATAATTGTTCATATTGTTATGCAAGAAGCTTGTTAGATTTTAGAGGGTTGCGACACCCAAACAACCCGAAGTTCATTGATTTGAAAGAAGCTTATAAGATAATCAAGAATGAAATACCAGAATGACAAATCACAAGATTATGATGAATGACTGATTGCTTTCAACCAGTAGAAAGAATTCACAAAATCACATATAATGTTCTGAAAGCTTTCAACTATTACAAGAAACCGTATTTGATTGTTTCAAAAAGTGATTTAGTTGCAGATGATGAATATATCAAGGTATTAGACAAAGACCTTGCACATATACAAATCACAATCACAACAACAAATGATGAACTTGCGAAAACATATGAATATGCAACACCACCTAGCAAGAGAATTGAAGCAGTAGAGAAGTTGCGAAAGTTATGATATGATGTTCAAATAAGATTATCACCATATATTCCACAATATGTTGATATTGATAAAATCAACGCAATCAAATGTGATAAAATTATTGTTGAGTTCTTGCGTGTCAATTGATTCATAAAAAAGCGGTTCAATATAGATTATTCAGAATACACACTAAAAGAATGATGATATAATCACCTACCACTTGAAAAGAAGAAACAGTTATTATCAAAAATCAAGAAACCTCAAATAAGTGTGTGCGAAGATGTTGATGAACATTACAAATACCGAAAAGAAAACTTTAATTGCAATCAAGATGATTGTTGCAACCTAAGAAAATAATCATGAATACAAATGAATTGATAGTATGAGATTGCATTCAAGTCATGAAAGAGTTCCCAAGTAAAAGTATTGATTTGATATGCACCGACCCACCATATGAGTTCACAAGCAAGAAATCATGAGGGGGGGGGTTCTATAAGAATGAAAACAAGCAGTTTGTTCAAGAAGTAGAAAAGAACATTTGATTATCATTCAACCCGATACCATTATTGAATGAAAGCAAAAGATTGTGCAAGAGAATGAATTGATATTACTTCACAAACAAGAACTTATTGGAAACGTATATCAAACGAGCAGAACAAAATAAATATTCCCGAGATATACTGTTGCGGTTGAAACCGAACCCAGTTCCATTGTTCAATTCTCATTACTTAACTGATAAAGAATATATTGTGTATATACATGATCAATGAGCAACATTCAATTCAAACATGAAGCTTGAAAATTACTTCACATACAAAAGCTACCCGATAGGAACAAGCATTCATAATCACCCGACCGTGAAACCAAAAGAATTGTTGTATAATATAATCAAGATAAGTTCAAATGAAAATGATATAGTGCTTGACCCTTATATATGAAGTTGAACAACAGCAGTTGTTTGTAAGAGGTTCAAGAGAAGATACATATGAATAGATATTAATGAAGAATATATAAACATAGCAAAAAGAAGATTGCAAAATATTTAATTCCTTATTCAAAACCATGCAAATTGAAAACGTGAAAGTTGAACAACTTATACCATATGAATTCAACAACAAGATTCATGATGAACAACAAATTAATAGAATTGCAAATAGCATAAAAGAATTCTGATTCTTGCAACCATTAGTAATTGATAAGAACAACATACTAGTTGTTTGACATTGAAGATTGCAAGGTGCAATGAAATTATGATTGAAAGAAGTTCCATGTATAAGAGTTGAAAACTTAACTGATACACAAATCAAGAAATATAGAATTCTTGATAATAAGTTGAATGATTCAGAACGGGACTTATGAAACTTGAAGCTTGAACTTGATGAACTTTGAGAATTGAACTTTTGAGATTTAGAACTTGAAATAGGTGATATATTCCCAGAAATGAAAACTGATGAATTCAACCCCGATGATGTTGAAGATGATTTCAAAGAAAAACCAACAAAGTTTTCATTAGTAGTTTATGTTCAAGATGAATGAGAACTTGCAATGCTAAAAAAAGACCTTGATGAATTGTGATATAAATACAGATAAATTCTTTTATTTCTTAATTTATGATCAATGACGTTTATTGTATGTATTGTTCTTTGTTTACTTGCATTTGTGCGATTCCTTGCACAATTGATGAAGTGAATATTTGACCTTTGACTTGCAACACTTGTTTTGATTCTAGTTGTTGCTATATGAATTGATATTTATTTGAACTTCTAGGAAACCATGACAAAGAGAAAAGAACACCCCGAAAAGAGGTGAAGAAAGACAAAGTTCACAGAAGAATGCGTGAAGAAATTAGAGGAAATATTCAAGATTGATTGAACTGTTGAAGAAGCTTGTTGATATGCATGAGTTTCAAGGCGTGCATATTATGATGAATGCAATAGAAACCCAGAATTTCTTTACAGAATGGAAACAGCAATGAAATTCCCTTTCATATTTGCAAGAAAGGTTCTTATGAAATCAATGAACAGCAAGAATGAATGAATTGCATTGAAAGCATGAAGTGATTTCTTGAACAAAAGAGATTTGAGATATTCCAACAAGAATGTTGAAATACAACAACCATATGAACCAGACAAAGATGATGTTGAAAGGGAACGAATAAAACAATTATTAGAAAAAAGATATTGAAAAGATGAATAAACTCATACAAAAAGCAACTGATTCAATACTTGATAAAGAGAATAATTCAGAAAGAAAAGAATTGTTCTTGCATGACTTCTTTTTGTATTGCAACCGATACTTTAGGGAATATTATACATTTGATACACCGAAATGTTTAGAAATAATATATGATTCATTGCAAGAGTGAAAGAATGTATTTGTTGAATGATTCAGATGAAGTGCAAAAACAACTATTGCACAAATGTATGTTTCTTATTGTATAGCATATAGATTGAGAAGAAACATTATGCGGTATTCTCAAACAATAGATAATGCAGAAGAAAATTTGACGTATATTTCAAATTCATTCATAGGTGATACTGATTCATGAGAAAGATTTGTGAATGATTTTTGAAACTTATATTACCCCGATTATGTTTCAAAGAATACAAGTAAGAAGATAAAAAGAATTGATAAGTTCATTACTGAAAACAATTGCTATGTAAGAGCTATGAGCTTGTGAACAAGTCCTAGGTGAAAGAACTTTACAGCACCAGACGGGAAATTCAGACCAGACTTATTGATATTTGATGATGTTGATACAATCAATTCAACTGATTCAAAGAAAAAGATTGATAAGAATTTTGAGTTCCTATTGAATGAAGTATTGTGATGAACAACAAGTGCAACTCAAATAATATTCTTATGAAATACAATATACGAAGATTGATTAGTTCCAAGATTCAGAGAACATATTAAGAATGATGAAAACCGAACAATAATAAGAATTCCTATATATGATGAAAACCATGAAATAGTGCGAGATAGATTTGTTGAAACTGATGAAGAAGCAGAAAGGTTGAACGCATGAATAAAAGATTCAAACAAAAAGATTACTTCATTAGAAAGTGAAAGAAGAAGATTGTGAACAATATCTTTCAATCAAAACTACATGTTGATTCCTTATGTGAATTGACAGCATGTAATTACAAGAGATATGATTCAATATGATCAAGAATGCGTGAACTATAAATTTGATAAGATTCAAATATGAGTTGACCCCGCAGTTAGTGAAAAAGATTGAAGTGATGAATATGCAATAGATGTATTGTGATTCATATGAGATAGAATGTATAATCTTGAAAGTATTTGATTGAATTGAGTTGAAAAAGATATGTTGAAATCAAGTGAAGCAGTATATCAACTTTACCAGAAATACAATGCAAAACGTGTTGTTGTTGAAACAGTTGCTTATCAAGCAGTATTGAAAAAAGTGTTCAAGAGAATGCACATGGCAGTTCAAGAATACAAAACAATCAAAGATAAGACAACCCGCTTAATGGAAAGGCAAATAGACTTTGAAGATAAAAAAATATATTTTGCAGTGAATAAATGAAATGATGAATTGATTGAACAGTTGTTAGCATTTCCAAATGGTGAACATGATGATAGAATAGACGCAATGCTTCTTGCAATGCAGAAACCAAATAAAAAGCTTTTTATTTCTTCAATTTAGAATGAGAAAACCAAACGATTCACAACGAAAAGCGAAAGACCCTTTCAAGAAAAGTGAGGCACTTGAAGTTGTAATTACTGAAAAGATTGTCATGGAATTCATGCAATGGAAAAACGAATGAAAAGACCCTTGCATTCCAATTACCAAGATGAACTTGTTTGATTTCCGAAGATTTGTTCAAGAGAAAAGGAACAAGCTTGATTCAAAATACTTTGAAAAAGATTAGTTATAGTTTTTATTATGTAATAATAATATATCATGAAAGATTCAGAAAGAACCTATTCAAAGGTTGATGATTTTACATTCAAGATTGAACAAGACAGACACATTGAAGAAACAACCGACTTATGACTTCAATTGAATGCTTGTGCAAAATTCTTGAATGCAATGAAGCAAAGTGTTGATAATGCAAAGCAAAGTCAACAAGCTTTCAAAATAGCACTTGAAAGATACAACTTAACTGTTGATATTCTTAATGAAGCAAAAGAAAAGCTTGATTTGAATGTTGTTGTTCCAGAGAAAATTGAAATTTGTGATGATTTCAACATTCTTGATGTTGATATTGCAAAATTACCATTAATTGAGAAAATCTTTGAGAACAACAAAGAAGCAATTGAAGATTTCCAGAAGAAGCAACAAAAGTAAAAAAACCTTGAAAATTCAGAACACTTGTTTATTTAGATAGCAAGTGTTTTTTTATATTTTAAGGGTTGCAAAAATGACAAAACAAGAGAAAGCTACAAAAGAATGTCCTTATTGTTGAGAAGAAATTCTTGAAACAGCAAAAAAGTGTAAACATTGTTGAGAATTCCTTGATGATGAATTAAGAGCAGAAAACAAACATTCTTCATGATCAACTACAATTGATTATTCATGATGTTGACTTATAAAAAGGTGAATGTTCCAATGAGCACCAAAAATTCAATGTCCTAAATGTTGATTTGAATGACAAGCAAAAGAACAAAGATGAAGTTATTCATGATGTGTTTTCTTTTTATTGCTTTGTCTTTGAATAATACCTTGAATATTGTATTATTTGTTCGCAAGAGATTCAAAATATGTTTGTCCTCAATGTTGAGAAGACCACTTGAAGAAAACTTGAAGCACTACTGATTGAGTATTCCTTTTCTTCATAATTATTATTTGATTATGATTGTTCATATGAATAATTTCTTCAATTACTTGACCTAATAATAATGTTGAAGTTAGAGAAGAAATACCAACTATTTCTCAAATAGTAAATAATAGAATTAATTACGTGTATGAGAATTTTTGACCTAATGGAATTGAAAAACGAGATGAATTTGAAAGTATGGAATGTGTTTGAGATTGTTCAGTTGCAGATGTTGAATTGAAGTTGAATGCGAACCCTAAAGACTTAGATGTTGATACAATTGCAAGATGACAAACATTGAACCTTGCAAAAGCTTTGAAACAAGATAGGGGAATGAATACAGAAGCATATTGCACCGTATATGTAAAAGGAGTAAAAAAAGAAAAGTGTAAGTGATTTGGTGATACTCTTGATTTCAGTTTTTGAAACAACGGTTGCGAAACATATTAGTTAGTGAAAGTATAAAATAGGGGAATACTAGTTCAATACTAGTATTTCTTTTTTTTATTTGGAGATTTTGCATGTTGTGATTATTATGCTTGTAATATTTATGATCATAAAACATTCATGAGTGTTGCAAGCAAGATAAAAAAATATTTGAAGAAAAATTTTGTATGAACTCAAACTTCAAATTGAAGTTTTGTGAAACTTTCAACGTTATTCAAAAATGACGCAGTTCTTGATGTGAATACTTTCTATGAATTATATAGATTCAATTGAGATATAAGACAATGCGTGAGAAAGCTTGCACAAGCAATTTCAAGAAATGGTATATATTTGAAAGATAATCAAAAGAAAACGGTTGAAGATGAAGTATTAACCGAAGAAGTTTTTGATTTATTCAAAGCACCAACATTCTTGAAGTTCAAGGTTGATTTATACAGAAATTATTTGATTTCATGAGAATTGTATATTTTACCATTATACAATATTCAATGAACTTGTATTTGATTTGATGTATTAGATTCAAGAGCAGTGAATAAAACCGTTGACGCTTATTGAAACATAATCAACTTTACTGTTTATTCTCAATGAAAAACAGCAGTATATAAACCAGAACAAATTGCATATTTCAAATTTGAAGATGATACAAACAACCAAGCAGATTGAATGTGATTATTGCATGGAATAGTTTATGACGCACTTTCAGACCTTGAAGCAATGAGAACGAACTATTACTTCTATCAAAACAGTGCAGTCCCTAGTGCAATGATTCTTCTTGATGATTGACTTGATGAAGATGAACAACAAAATGCGAAAGATATGTTTGACGCACAATTTAGAGGAAGCAAGAACCAACACAAAACAATAGTTTCATGATGAATAAAAGATATTAAGACAATTTCATTGACACCAAGAGATATGGAATTCATCAATCAAAGGCACTTAACTACCGACAAAATAAGTGCATGTTTTCAAGTTCCAAAATTCTTGTTGTGATATGGTGAAAATGCTAATTACAATAATTGAAGCAATTTCAGAAAAGAATTTGTTGAATGAACAGTTAGACCACTTGAACAAGATTTTGAGAACATACTCAATAGGTTGCTTGCAATGTTCAGACCAGACTTATATTGAAAAGTTCGGGTTGTATGTGATTGAGAACAGCTTGAAGAATCACAAGAGCGAATGGAATGATTGAGAAAAGATGTTGCAAGTTGAATCATGACGATCAATGAAGCAAGAATAGAAAGATGATTTGAAAAGCTACAAGATGAAAATGCAGATAAACCAGTTGTAAGTAGAAATCTTGTATTGCTTGAAGATATTTGACTTGACGCAGTTTTACCCCTTAATGAGGAGTAAAAATGGCATTAAGTGCAGATTATAGAAGATTGTTGAAACGTGAAGTGAAGATATATTCAATAATTCAGAAAAGCTTCAATAAACAAAAGAAATTCTTGCATGATAATTTGAAAGAGCTTTATGAAAAATACCCTTTGAACATATCAATTGCACGGGAAAAACTAAACAATCAACATGTTCACATATACCCAGATAAGAAGAACCGAGAAACAATTGAATGAATAGATGTGCTTGATTGATTCCGAAAAGAAATGTGAGTGTATGACTTAATAGAAGATATGCAACCGCAGTTGAAAAGAGCAGTAGAGAAATGATACAAAAGAAGCTTTAGATTACTTGAACCGTTATTAATTGAGAATTGATTCTCATACTATGAAGATGTGATAAGTAATTATGCAAGAGAACGGTGAACACTTAATCTTTCAGACTTCAAAGGTGCAATATCTTATACAACAAAGCATGATGTGATTCAAATACTAAAACAATGACTTGATGAAAACCGAACATATGAAGAAGTTGCAGAAAAAATCACATGAATAGATGAAAGATTGTTTGGAAAACCAAGAGCAAGAAGTATTGCAATCACTGAAATGTGAAAAGCATATGAGTATTGAAACTATCAACCAATCAAACAGTTGACTAGTGTATGAATACTAATGGAAAAGAAACGACAAACGTGCGAAGATTCAAAAGTAAGACCAGAACACCGTGAATGTGAACAAGAATGACGGGTTGATTCAAATTACATATACCCTAGCGTTTGAGTTTGAATTCCACCGTGAGGAGTAAATTGTCGTTGCACAATATTATACCGTAGAGCCGTGTAAACTTTATATACTAATAAATGGCAAATGAAGAAATTCAATTTAATCAAAAATCAAGGGTATTTTCAAAGCTTGCGAGATACTAAGAGCGTGAAAACTACTGTTGATGAACATTGAGTTGAAGCAGTAGAAATTGAATGATATGCTTCAACAAAAGACAAAGACCGTGTTTGAGATATTGTTGTCCCAGACGCTTTCAAAAGTGCATTGGAATGATACATGATGAACCCAATTGTTCTTTTGCAACACAAAGCAGAAAAACCTATTGGAGTTGTTGAAGAAGCGAACATTGACGACAATTGATTATATATAAAAGCTAAGATTACCGAAAACACCGATTGAGTAATGAACCAAATCAAGAATGGAGTATTAAGAGCATTCTCAATTTGATACCGTGTGAAAGATTATGATACCGACGCAAGAGAACTTGCAGATTGAAGTTATGACTTCACAAATATCATAAAAGACTTAGAGCTTTTTGAAATAAGTGTTGTTTCTATTCCAGCAAACCCTTTTGCATTAAGTAAGTCAATTGAATGATTGCTTGAAGTGAAAGAACTTGTTGAATGAGAAGAAGAAACTGTTGAAGAAAGCAATGAGCAAGAAAGCGAAGAAAATGCACATTCAGAAGAAGAATGAGCAGAAAACGAAGAAAAAGTTGAAGAAGAAAAAAGCGAAGAAGATGAAATTGCAACTGATTGATTAGTTCAAGAAGTTGAAGAAGATGATCAAGAAGAAGTTATTGATTCAAAAACATTAGATGATTCAATGATTGAAGATGATACAAAGAAAGAAATTGAAGAAACTCAATGAGCAGATGAAAATTCTGAAATAGAAGAAACTGAAAACGAAGAAGTTTCTGAAAATGCGGTTGAAACACCAGCAGATGATGAAGTTGTTGATGAAACAAGCAACAATGAAGTTGTTGAAACGAAGTCATTTGAAGTATCTTCACAAAAAGCACTTGATGAAATCAATATGAAGATTGATTCAATGCAAAAATGATTTGAGAACATCATTGCACAAAAAGATGAACAAATCAAATCATTAGAAAACAAAGTTGAAATCATGAGTAAACTTTTTGTTGAAAGCGTTTCAACTATTGAACAACTATCAACTGATATAAAAAACATACCAGTTGCAAGTTGATTGTCTTATAAAAGACCCCTTAAAAAAGGTTGATACAACAATGTTGTTGATACCATAAAATCTTTATCTTAATTTATTAATCAAAATGAACATTAAAGAATTAGTAAAAGAAGCAAAAAAAGTTGCTTGAATTGAAGTAAAAGAAGAAGTTGTTGAAGAAACAAAAGCAAATGAAGTTATGAACACTGGTGCAACAAATTTTGGTGCAGAACTTGTTCCAACTGATGTTGTTTCAGACCCATTACTTGATATGTTAGGAAACTTCTCAAAATTATTACCATTATTACCATGAAATCATGGAAACAACATGGCAATTTCTGAAAGAGTTCCAATCATTGGTGAAGCAGACTTATTCAGTGCAAATACTGAATGGACTACTGGTGCATGAACTTTGACACCAGCAAATCAATGACCAGACACTGATAAGGTAGTTATTTCACAATGACAATACATTTTGACTGTTGATGTTTCTGATAGAGAACTTAATTATGCACCAGAAAGACTTGAAACAATCATTAGAGAAAGAATTAATGCAAGTGCTTCAAGAACTATTGACGCAGTTCTTATCAATGGTGATGACGCAAGTTCAAACAACATAAACGGAACTTATGATTCAACAGCATACTATACACAAGGAAATTGATTGAGAAAAATAGGAATTGCAAATACAGCAGTTTCAGTTTGAACAATTACAAGTGCTTCTTATCTTTCAGTAAAAGGAGTTCTTGACGCAAGATACCAAGCAGAACTTAATGACTTATTATTCATTGAACCAGGAAACGTTTATGATAAATCAATGTTATTAAGTGAAGTTATCACAATTGATAAGTTCGGACCTAATGCAACTGTTTCAAGCGGAGTATTAGCAAAGATATTCAACATTGATATTCTTGTTGCAAGAGATTTCCCAGCTTTGACAACTACAACATGAGTTGTTGACGGAACTACAGCAGGAAACAACACAAAAGGTTCATTCTTATGTGTTTATAAACCAGCAGTTCAATACTGATTCGGAAAACCACTTCAAATTGAAGTAGGTAGAGTTCTTGGAAAAGGTATTAAGATTGTTGCAACAATGGAATTCTGATTTGCTATTGTAAACTCAAAAGCATGATTAGGAAAAACTGTTTGAATGTGAGTAAACGCAACAGTTTAGTTGTAATATAGTTTCTATTAGGGGGTAGAGTTTATTGTCTTTGTCTTTACCCCCTAAGGAAATATTTATATTGAAACATGATCGTTATGAAAAAAGTAAAAGCAATTCTTGAAGAAGAATTATTGAATTGAGTTGTTGTAAAGAAGTGAGAAGTAATTGAAGTTGAAAAATGACTTGCAGAATATCTTGTAAGAGCATATTCAAACAGACGGGAATTAGTTGACGGTGATTCAAAAGAAGAAAAAGTTGAAGAACCAGTTGAAGAAAAAAAAGTTGAGAAAAAAGCAACTAAAAAATCAAAATAATTTATAAGTATCTTATATATTCATGTATGCAAATTTAACTTTATTCAAGCAATATTTAGGAATTCCAGCAAGTGATACAACAAACGACAACTTGTTGACTATGTTTTTGAATAGTGCAGAAGAAAAAATCAATAATCTTTGTTGAGTAGATTCATTTGATGAATGAACATACAATGAAGATATTGAAGCAAGAAAAGTTTATGCAACTTCAAGATGATATGAAGTATATTTGAAGAACAAACCAGTTCAAGAAATACAAACTATTAATTGAGATGAGTATGCATGAATACACGGAACAGATTATATGATTATTTATGATAGGAGAATAATCTTCAAAGAAATTCAATTATGAAGTTTCTGAATATTAAGTATTTGATACAAAGCTTGATATAATAGAAATGATGATTGAGTTGATAGATTACCAGATGATTTGAAGCTTATGGAAATGATGTTAGCAAGCGGAATGCGACAACAACATAATTATGAATGAGTATCAAGTTATAAATTAGGTGATGAAAGTATTACTTTTGGTTCAAGAGGAAACATGACACCAGATGATCAATATTTTTCATTCACAACATTATTGAATAAATACAAGAACTTTAATCTTCCAGTATAAGAATGAGCATATTATACAATAAAACAGCAACTAAATATTGATACACAACAAATCAATACAATGTTTCAAAGTATGATAGCACATGAACAACATTTCAGTGTGCAATTCAACCAGTTTGAATAAAAGATTGAATTGAATGAGTTGCATTGCTTGAAACAAAGAAATTATATTGTGATTTGCAAGTTCAAGTATGAGATAAAATAGTATGCAATTGAAAAGTCTATATTGTGAATAGTGTTCAAGAGCGAGATTGACTTAAAAGGAAATACTACAAAGCATTTATTAATGAAAGCAACTGAAATTAATGGAAACATTCAAGTTAGAATGGAAATGAGATTTTGAGAAAATATTTCACATGTGAAAATGAGTATCAACCGCAGTTCAACTCATTTTAACTGATGTTTGATTATTAATTCAGAACAGTGCAAAAATCAATGCACCTTATAAGTCATGAACATTAAGAAGAAGTATTAATACAGACTTTTACAGAATTCAAAGATGAATTGTTGTTGTTTGAAGTCCAGTAAGATATGCAAGAATAAGGGAACTTTCAAACAATTTGCACCCATACACAACATTCTATTTGAAAAGAGCATACACGGAAAATGAATGAGAAATTAGAAATATCATTATGAAAAATTTATCAAAAGAACTTAATAACTAATGACTGAAACAACTACATATTCATTCAAAGAAATTGGTGATACAATATACAATAAAATGCTTGAAATTGCTACATGAGAAGAAGCAAGAGTATGAGCAGTATATAATCATGATATAAAGATTGAGAACTGAATCAACCTACCAGCAATTATTATTACCCCAAGCAATGGAAACGTAAACTTGTTAGATTCATGTTCATATGAGAATCAAATCAATTATACGGTTAGGTTGATTGATAGAACACAAGTAAGTTATGCAACAATTGAAGATAATATGAGGGTTGTTGCAGATATGATGATGTGAAAACTGAAAGAAATCGGAACTATTACTTGGAATAATAATAATTGAAAAACCGTGAAATGTGAGTTTGACTATCAACGAGGGTTCACTGATACACAAGAACCATTCAGAATATTTGAAGTTGAATGCAGATTCACAGCGGTTGAAAATTAGTTTTATCTTTTTCAAAGATACTATGGCAAAGAAAATATGTAAAGATTGTCCTCAAAAAGAAAAAGAGGAAATCAAAGCAACTGAAAAGAAAGTTGTAAAAAGGTATTCTTTTCCCTCTTTATGATTGACAGTAGAAGCTAAAAATCTTGAAGAAGCACAAAAGAAAATCAAAGCATTACTTGATTATCAAAACAAGTCTATTTAATTCTATAAATTAATAAGAAAATGGCAGAAGCATTCATATGAAGACAAAGTGCAATTTGACTTTGACTTGAAGCAACAAGAGGAACAGCAGTTTCACCAAAAGTTTGGATTCCAAAGACTTCATGAGTATTAAGTCCTTCAACTGAAAGTGCAACTGATGATTCATGATACGGAGTAATTGATGAAGTTTATGGTTCATTCACAACAAAGAACTTCTCAAATCTTAATCTTCAAGGAATTGTGAAAGATGATTTTATTTGATATTTATTATATTGAGCTTTAGGAAAATATGATAAATTGAAAGTTTTCACTTGAACAGTTTCATGAGGAACACCAGCAAGAGGTGATACTGTTTCATGAGGAACACTTAGAAAGATTATTACTATTGGTTCAACAAAATATTACTTCTTTGATTGAACAGTTTCTTGAAGTTCTATTACAAACGGAACATGGACTTTGAGTGCAACAGCAGTAAACACATTCAGTGCACACATGTTCAGTAGAGAAAATTCAAACACACACCCAAGTTTCACTTGATATGATATTGATTCAGTTGCTTCAAGTTATGCAACATTCTTAATGATCAATACATTTGAAATATCATGTGAAGTTGAAGATTATGTAAGATTCACAGCAGAAATGCAAGGAAAACAAATGCAAGCAGTTGCACAAGGAACAACTATTACACCAGCATATGCAGATGAACCAGAATTCACAGCTTCAATGGCATGAGTAAGATTTGCAAATAATGAAGCTTGATTAGACAGTGCAGAAGAAATTTGCATGCAGAATTTCAGATTATCAATTAATAAGAACTTAACTGATGTTCAATGTTTCGGTTCAACTGATGTTGAAGCTTTCTATAATCAACAATTCACTGTTGAATGAGATTTTGAAGCATTATACACTTCAACAACATTAAGAGATTATGCACTTGATTCAACTAAGAAAGCAGTGAGATTCTATGTTGAGAATAATGGAACAACATTCAGTGCAATGTATATTGATTTGATGAAAGTTTGATTGAATGAATGGACGAAAACTGATTCAAACAACGAATTAATAAGACAAACAATGTGATTCTCATGACAATATTCAAATGAGGACGGTGCAACAATTGAAATCTTATTAATCAACAGCAATTCAGAATGATATGATTCTTAATATTTATTCTTAACTAAACCAGTAATTCAGTGAGCCTATCGTAGAAGCTAAAAGAACTGAATTCAATATATACGGGGAATATGAGCTTTCTTCTCTTGTGCTTGTGTTCCCCTAAAAATAAACAAGAGATGTTTTTTATACCTTATACCAAACAAGAGATGAAAACAATTAATGTAAAAATCAATTGAACTGAAAAAGTAGTAGAATTCAAAGATGTTTATACAAGAAAGGTTGATAGAACCTATAATGAAATGTTGTTCAAAGACGCAAAAGTTAGTTCAAGCGAAAACTTTACAATGAACCCTATGAGTATTCAAGTTGCAACTGATTATTTGATTGTTGCAATGACAAACCTTGATAATCTTGAAGTTGATGAACTTTCAATCAAAGATTACAACGAAATTGTAAAGATAATTGAAGAAATCAAGAAAGCCCCCCTGAATGACACAAAAAACTCTTAGAGCAGTTCAAAAAGACTTTGAGAACATGAAAGAATGTTTCAAAGGAACATAGAGATTACATATTAATGAAAGACTTGTATCACTGTTCACCAGAAGAACTTGATCATGTTGATGAAAATATATTGAACTTGCATTTTGCGTTTCTCATGGCAGAAAGGGAACATGAATTCATTGAATATAAGAGAAACGAACAAAGAAACGCACAAAAATCTTCATTTACTAAGAAAAGAAAATAATGGCAGATACTGATTACAAATTGCAGTTATTACTTGAAGCAAAAGATGAGATAAGTGCAAAGGTTGCTAAGATTGAATGAGAAATATGATGATTGCAAAAGACAACCGAAGCAACACAAAAAACAGCACTTAATGCAATGAATTCAATAAAATCAACATTGAAAACTTTGTGAATTACAACATTAATATACAAAGCAACTTCTTCTATAATGGAGTTGTGAAGACAAATTGAACCAATTCAAAACTGATTTGAAAGACTTTCTGAAAGTGCATGAATTGCTAGTGATGAAATGTTGCAAGCAATGAGGCAAGCAAGTGCATGAACTGTTTCAGATTTTCACTTAATGGAACAAGCGAACAAAGCATATTCACTTTGAGTTGTTTCTTCTGTTGATGAAATGACAACCTTAATGGAAATTGCAAGGTTGAAATGACAAGCAATGTGAAGAACAATGGAAGAAGCACTTTGAGATATTGTTGTTTGATTAGGTAGAGCTTCACCAATGATTCTTGACAATCTTTGAATTACAATCAATCAAGCAGAAGCACAAGCACAATATGCAAGTGAAATATGAAAAACTGTTGAACAATTGACCGCACAAGAAAAGAAACAAGCTTTAGTGAATGCGGTTGTTTCACAATGAAAGAAAGAACTTGAAGAAGCATGAGCAATACCAGAAACTTTCAATGATAAAATTTCAAGATTGCAAGCAAGTCGGGAAAACTTAGGTGCAAGAATTGGAGTAGTAATAAACGAAGCACTATGAGATTCACTTGATTGATTTGATAATTTCTTTTCACAAATAGAGGAGTTTATCAATAATCATTTAGATGATATAAGATATGTTGCAGATACAATTTGAGATATAATTTCAACAAGCTTTGATATGATTGCAACTGTTGTTTCTGAAATATGGTGAACAATTTCAGATGTTTGACAATCAATTTCAAACTTAATCAATGACGTATTATGAAATGCAGTAAACAATTCATGAGAAGCTATGACAGCGGTTGAATGATGACTTAGTGATTTTGTATATTACTTTGAGCAATGAATGAATGTTGTTGCTTGAACAATAGAAATTGTTGTTTCTTCATTTAGAGCATGAATAAATACTATATCAAATATGTTCACCGCATTAGTGAAAACTGTTGTGAAGAAAATTGAAGATATGGTGAACGGTATTATCAAATGAATCAACCGAGTTCAAAAGCAATTTGGTTGAGAACAATGAAGCACAATTTCATTATGAGTTTGAAGTTATTCTGAAATATGGTGAGAAGCTTTTGATAATACAGCAGAAAGTGCAACTAATGCATGGAATAAAATTGAAAGTGCATGGAATAAGATGTGAAACAATATGATCAATACTTATTCAGAAAGAGCAGTGCAAATAAGAAACGCAAGTGAATGATTATCAAATAGTTTATCAAAAGCTTTTTGATGAATGAAATTTTGATGATTAGGTTGAGGTGATAATAGTTCATCATGAAGTTGAAAAGGTTCAAATGATACATTGAAAGCATTGCAAGATGAAATGAAAGCATATGGAAAACAAACAGAACAAATCAAGAAAGACAAACAAGCAATGTATAAATCACTTGATAATTATGCGAATGATTGGTTGAAGAATCAAAAGAAAGTGATTGATGATGTGAATAATGAATTTCAAGATAAATTTGATGAAATACAAGATAAAATTGATGATACACAAAAGAATATTGATAATTTGAATAATTCAATTTCAAATTTGAAACAATCATTAGTTGATTTGAAAGTAGATGAAAACAAATCAATTGCAAAAGAAGTAATTACAGCAAGAAAAGAGTTGAAAGCACTTGAAGAACAATATGTATGACTTGCGGAAGTTGCGAATAGTGTTTCAATGGAAGATTTGCAATGAGTTTGATGAGTATGAAAATTTGATGTTGATTTGATAAAGAAATATAAAGATTATCAAGATGAACTTGCTTCAATGTATGATTGAATGACAGCAAGTGAGCAAATGGCCTTAGATAAAGAAATTGAATATGCAGAATGGTATGATTCTTTGAACTGAATTGAGAAAATCAAAGAAGATTACAGAATAAGACAAGAAGAAATTCAAAACGAATTGAATTCAAAACTTGCTTCACTTGAACAAGAACAAGCAACACTAAGACAATACAAAAAAGAACAGCAAAAACTTCAAGATGAACGAATAAAAAGAATTGATGAAGAAGTTAAGAAATATCAAGATATGTATAATAAGGTTCAAAAATTTGAAGAAGCATATATGCAACAATTAGAATCGGACCATTACAGACAAGTTCAAATGACGAACCAGCTTATTCAACAACGAGAAGCAGTATATAGAGCAAAAATGAGAGCTATGAGTGCATGAGCAGATTGAAGCAGAGCAACATGATGACCAGTTTATTCATGAAATTCATATCTTGTTTGAGAAGCTTGACCAGAGTTATTTGTTCCTAGCACAAATTGAAAGATAGTAAAGAATTCAGATTTAGATTCTATTAGTTCACCAATCAATATTACTATTGATATGTGATGAGTGGTTTTGAACAATGGACTTGATAAAGATGAATTACTTGAAGATATGGAAAACAGACTTTCAAGAAAATTGCAACTATACAAAAAATGAATTACTTTATAAGATATAATCAATAGAAATGCCTAATTTTTGAAGATTCAATCAAACACTATTCAACTGATGAAGAAGTGATTTGCTATGAACAACAGACAAAGTTTTGTTCAATTGATTTTGATTATTGAACGAACACTATATCACAACAAAGTTGAATGTTTGGAATATGCCGTCTATCAATTTGATTGAAACTTCAAACCCAAAAAGTGATTGAGCAACATTGCTTGATAGATATTACAAGCAAAGAACAATCACTATTGAATGACATATTCTTTGAGAAAGCATGGAAGATGAACAAAACAAGATAGATAATTTGAAGAAAGCTTTGAATGTAAAACAATGATATTTTGAATTCTTATTTTGAGATACCTACAGAAGAATACTTTGCACACTCACAAATCAAGACATCATAAGTCGTGAACATTATGATATTGAACACGCACAATTCAGATTGACTTTCAAAGCTGAAATGCCTTTCCGAAAAGAAAAATCATATGATTCAAATGAATTCAAAAATATATCGTGAACAACAACGCAAAGTATTTACAATTGATGAAGTGTATATTCAGAACCAAAAATCACAATCAATGTGAATAGTGCAAGCAATATGAATGAATTGAGTGTATGAATATGAGATGATGAACTTTCACTATCTTGAATCACAGAAATTGAAGTATCGTGAGCAACATTCTGATGAGAAACAGTTGTTTTGACTGAATGAGCTGATAATACACGAAGTTGAGTAAGACCAAGCACATTGACTCAAATTGTAATATCTTTGAATTGAAGTATTCCGAGTTGTATCATTTGATGAACGCAAGAAGTGCCTTTGACTGAACAGTCAGAAACACAACGATTCTGAACCACACAGCAATGAACGATCATCACAATCACACTATCAATCACAAGAACTGAAACAATTGAAGCATGAGATGAAATCATCATTGATTGTGAAGAAAAGATTGTATCGTTAAATTGAGTATCAACAGATTTTTCTTGAAAGTTCCCAAAGCTTCAAAGTTGAACAAACATAATAAAGTTTGATTGAAACTGAACTTTTGATTTTGATGTTTCTGTTTTATTTTCTAAGAATTATTTATAATGCTTGAAGATTTGCAGATAATATGATGAACATCAATATGAGATACTCTTGAAGCAAGTTTCACACGAAATTGATGAACTTGATACACTTTTGAATATCAACGATATTGTGATTGAGTTGCTATAAATTGATGAAATCAAAAGACATACAAAGTTTTGAAAGCGTGAGAATATGTTGTTGCAGTAATTCCTATTGATTCATTATGAAATGAATGAGAAATACAATATTCAGATTCATATCAAATTGATGAAATTGAAAAACAAGAGCCAATTGCAAAGGAATATATAGTCAAGCTATATGATAAGAATTTTGTCTTTGTGAAAGTCGTTTCTTCAAGTATAATCGTGAACGATATCACATATTCAGAGAATATTGATGAATGACAATGACAGCTTGTTTTGAATCTGAATTTGCCACTTGATACAAATTATCTTGATAATATCAAATATGTGAAAGTGTTTGTAAATGATGATTCTTGATTGAACAACTATTTGATATATACTTGATATTTGAGCAAATTCACAAGATTATTCTCAAATGATAAAGAGAATATTCAAGCTACATTCTTATCTGTGTTTGCTTTAATGAATGAGATATATTTCAAACAGAATGATGAAACAGAATTCACAATATCTTGAACACCGTGAAATCTTATCAAACAAATCATTGATTATGTTGATACATTCTATTCTTGAATATTCAGTTATACAGAAGAAAGTATTGATGTGAGTTGAAATTCAATAGATGTAGAAGTGAATGATACAAAATGTTGAGATTTGATAAAAAAAATCGTTGAATGAACAAATCATCATCTGTTTGTTTGAGCAGACTGAATTGTGAAATATCAAACAATACCAAGTACTATTTCACACTATTTCACATACTGAAAAGATGTAAGTGCTTTGACTATTCCAGAAGATTATGAGCAAGTTGTGAATGCAGTAAGAATTCAATATTGATATTTATGATGACCGCACTCTTGAATCACAGACCGAGCAGAAAATACTGAATCAATTGCAAAATTTTGAAGAAAAGAGCAAACGATCGTGAATGAAAATATATACGGTGAAACAAGTGCGAATCAATATCGTGATGAATATCTTGCTAAGTATAGCAAATGAAAGCTGAATATATCAATCACAATCAATTCTCATTATCAAATAGAAACAATTCATCCATGAGATACAATCAAAGTAAGAAATCTTTGAATTGATATATCTTGACTTCAAATAAGTTCTGTTTCATATAGCTATGAAAGAGCCGTATTGAAACTTGAATATCAATCAAACATAGCAAAAGAAATATTTAGTTCATAAAAAACAATCAAAAATGAGCAGATTTACGAAGTATTTTGCGAGAAACAATATCAAATCAACGTTGTTTCTTTCAATATCACAGAGTGCAACATCAATTCAAGTTCAGAGTTGAGAATGAGAAAGATTTTGAAATGAATTTCCATTCTATGCTACACTTGAAGCTGTTGATTCTTGAAAAGTGATAAAAAGAGAAATCATAAAAGCAACAGCAAGAAGTTGAGATATTTTGAGTGTTGAAAGAGCTGTTGCACCTTGTCCAGCAAGTGATGATGACAATACACAATGACAAACCGCTTTTGATTTCAATGCGTGAGATTCAATTTCAATATATATCACAGCAGATATTGTGAATGCAATTCAGAATAGTTTGAATGATTTATACGACAATTGAAATGATAGATTGTATGTGAAATCAACTTGATGATTGAATATTTCTGTAAGTTGATGAAATGTAAGATTCAACAATGCAGAACATTACTATAATTGATGAACAGCAGTCTTGACTGATAATGCAACAAACTATGTAATGCTTGATAATACAGACAATATTGTTGTATCAACAGAAGCTTTTGACAATTCAATGATTTCTCTTGCAGAAGTTGTTGTTGCAAGTTGAAGTGTTGTTTCTATTACACCAAAAAAGATTGATTCACGAACTGGTGATTTGTGATGATGATGAAGCTTGTTGTATGGTGATTGAAGTGATTGAGAATTGACTATTTCAGAAAATACTGTATTGAATGCTTGATATCTTTATCAATTCACAAATTTGACTATTTGTCCGTGAGTTGTTGTTTCTTTTTCATGAGAAGGTTGAGGAAGAATAAAAGTTAATAATACTTTTATAAATTGTTGAACAATTGATATGACCGACCTTGATGTTAAAAAAGGTTGTTATATTGAAGATGATTTCAAACAAGTTCTTTGCAATTGCACCCGATGATATGATTTTATTCCTTGAAGATGATGATGTTGATGAAAAAATTTGTATTTTGTTTGTTGAGAAGGGGCTTTTTATAGTTCAAATAGCGAAGTATGATGAGATTGAGGGGATGCAATAACTCATCCAACTTGCTGTTGCGAATGAGCTTGATGATGATTTTATAGCATGTCATGGAATAATATTTGATTGCCTTGATGAATATGATATAATCGTTGATGATGATGAGGAGGAGCGTCATGTAATTGATGAACATGATGTAATTGAAATTGATTAAATTGAGGTAATTGATGAAATTCCTCTTGTTGTTGCCATCATTGATGATGAGGAGGAGGATGATATTATACATGAAATGGTTGAAATGGTTGAAGTGGTTGAACAGGATGAAATGGTTGAAATGGTTGAATATTAGGGAATTGATGAAATTGAGGGGATGCAACGTGCGATTATTGATGAAATTGATGAAATTGAGTTTGTTGATGAAATTGAGGGAATTGATATTATGCATGAAATGGTTGAAATTGATTTTATTGATGAAATTGAGGGAATTCACGTTGATGTATTTATGATTCAGCAATAGCATGAAATGGTTGAAATGGAGTTGTTCCATGAACTTGATGAATAAATCTTATCACGTGTTCAAGTTGCATAAGATATACGGATTTTTGTTCATGAAGATGATGAGATTGAATAAGTGCATTACATTCACTTGAATTGAAAGTTTGTAATTTTTGTAATTGTTGATGTATTTGTTCCGTTTGAAGTGTATGATGAAGATGAGGATGTTGATGTCTTTCTTGTGTTTCTTTTCCATGAGGAAGATGATGACAAGGATGAAATATTATGCTTATTGTTGATTGCATGCTTGAATATTGATTTATTAGTGTAGAATGATGAGAAGGTTGATTATATTGATGACCTTGTTGCTTTGATATGCATTGACCTCGTTGATTGCCATGATGCTTGATTTATTTCTGTTGATGTAAGTGATAATTTATATCTTAATTTGAAAAAAATGTTCATATATATCAAAAACGATAAGATTCTTGCTTGTTCAAAAAACTGAACACTAAAATTGTGAAAGCCTTATGAAGTAGAGCTTGAATGATATTACAAAGTAAGAGATTGAAAGCCTTATATGATTACAACAGAACAAGAATTGCCGTGAGCTTTTTTTGTGTGAGATAGAAACCGAGAAGAATTTTATAGAAAAAGACAGCTTTGCATTGAATGAACAAAGGAAGAAGAAGAAAGGAGAAAAAGAGTTGAAGAAAATGCAAAGAAATGACTTGATGAATATTGAAACCCTTTGAAAGAAGAAACAGAAGAAGAAAAGCAATGAAATGATGAATTGAAGAATGATGAAATTAATGATCAATCAAATAATGAAGAACAAGGTTAATACCTTGTTTTTCTTTCCATCATTTGGTTAAAATGAGTATTATGAGTATAAGAATAATACTTTATTCTTTAATAACTAAGAAGATGAAACAAGAGAAACAACAAGAAAATAATTCTGAAAAGATTCTTTGTATAAGAATTGATTGATGATTATGAAGAAACATTGCAATGAGTTGAGCAATTACAGAGGTTGCTAAAAAAAGAAAAGTTAGAGTAATTGCAAGCCGACCGCTTGTTTTTTGGTGAAATGAATACATTGAAAGTGTTCATTGAATTGACGATAGAAACCTATTCAAAGAAGTTGTAAAGTGAAACGACTATATTGAAATTGAACCATACACGAACCCTAAATTTTTCAATGATTGAGTAAACCGACTTGAAATAGTAAGAGAACAACTATGACTTGAAAAAGTTGCAGAACCTATATTGTATCTTGCAGAACATGAGAAGTTGAACAACTTCTTGCAATGAGAAAAACCTATATTGTTTCAACCATTTTGAAGCACCATGCAACAAAATTGAAGTGATAAAAGTTATAGAAGCATAAAAGTAAAAGACGCACAATATATTGCAGATTGATTGATAAAAAAATGATACACTGTTTATGTTGTTGAAAGACCAGACCAACCAAAACTGAAATGATGTGTTTGTCTTGATACACCAGATATGAGATTTGTTATTACACTATGCGAAAGATACCCAGTTCTTGCTTGTGATTCTTGTTTACATCATGCGGTGAAAGCTTTTTGAAAGAAAGCAACAGTTATACGAGCTTGAACAGACGCAGAAAGATATTGATATGAAACAAATATTAATTTGAGGGAGTTTCCTATGGTTGAACATACACCTATGAGAATTCCTATGAATGATTTCAACTTTGATATATCAAACCAACACACGAACCAGTTTTCAAAAGAATTTTTAGATAAAATAATTGCTTTATACTAAAAATGGAAACTAAAAACGAATACGAATATAAACACTTAAGAATATGTGAGAAATGATTGCAAATTGAAAGTTGTAGAAAATGCTTGTTTGAAGTATTATGCAACTATGAGAAAATGAAAAAAGCTTTAGAAAATAATGATCAATAAATGACTGAAACTGAATGATTATTCACATGATTACTATGATGAATTTGAGTTGCTTGAATTCTTGATTATTTCTGAATAGTTCATGATTGATTTGTGATTATGAGCATAATGCTTTTTATTGATTGGTGATTCTGAATTGCTAGTGCTTATGTATTATGAGAAAAAATAGAAAGCAGAACAATGCGACTTTGATTAGTAAAGAAATGCACAAGGCGATTACTTCCTTTCATTGTTGCATGAGCATTGAAGCGAACATGATTTCCAGTAGATAAATTAATTACAGCAATTCTTTGAATAATAGTATTTTCTGAAGCATATTCAGTAATTTGACACATTTATTCAATTAATACTAAGGAAAAATTACCAGAAATTGACGCATTCAAAATGCTAATATGAAAACTTTCATGATTATTCAAATGATTGATAAATCAAAACGCATGACAAATTGATAATAATGATAGTTCTGATAAGGAACAAAATGAAAATAAAGAAGAATAAAACAAGAGAGCTTTTAGTTATTCAACTTGAATAATGAAATGAGCCGTAAAAATAATTCTTGCAGTAATCATGCTAATACTATTTCTATTAATTGAGTTCAATACAAACTTAATAAAATAATTGAAGCAACCGCACAAGATATTCATCATATCATGTGAAAGTGTAATAGAAACAAATACAACACTAATATAGAAGAAAACAAAATCAAGATAAACCGTAGAGAACACGTTGCACTGAATAATTTCTTCAAAGACAAACAAAACCCAAGAGAACAATTGCAGAAAGTCTTTGAAATAGTGAAACCGATATTGAGTAGAGGAGTAAGAAATGAACTATATACAATTCTATATGAATGTGATGACGATATGTTTTATATTCCCGAACTTATAAAATGAAAACAAAACAAGAAGAAGCAAAAGAACAAGCTATTAGAGCAGAGCTTGAAGAATTGACAAGAAAAGAAGTAAAGTTGCAAGATGAATTTGATAAAATTTGAGTAAAGATTGAGAAATTACCAAATTCAAGATTGGTTGAATTGAAATGACTTTGTAATAAGAAACAAGAAATTTTCACAAATCTTCAATTTATAAGAAGTGAAAAGAACAAAAGAATTCATTTAATTAATACTTTATAAACCATGATTGACTTAAAAAACCCAGCACGGGACTATGGTGATGAATATGCTTTTTGAGAAGATGTTGAATATATCACACCAAAAATTGAGCACAATATACGACCTAAAGGGTATCAATGAAAGACTTCAAAAACAAGAAGTGCTTGCACAATTATTTGAGCAGTGAACCAACTTATAAGATTATTTTGACTTGATTTGATTACCGAACAAACGAATATCTTATATGATGAAGTTGTTGATTATTGCACAAAGTTTTGATATGTGATAGGTTCATGACGATCAACACCGACAGCATGCAATGCAGTATGTAAACGACGAAATGAAGCTTGATATAAGAAATTTTGAAAAGAAAAAGTATTCTGGTTGCGTTTATATTGGAGTGATAAGAAACTTGTTGAAGCACTTGATGAATGACACCTTGTTTGATTCTCAAAGCATGTGAATTACTGAAAACATCAAGTTGAATGATTAGTATATTGAGAACCAAGCTTATACCCCGAAATGGTATGACACCGCTTGAATTGGAAATGAATTCAATACACAGTTCCTACTTGATGAGCAGATATTACATGAGCAGAAAGAGGTGCACAAGATAATTATCATTGAGCAATATGAGAAAATTTTGCATTCAAATCAATCAAACCATACATAAACCATTGAATGTATGCGTATTGATACGTAATTCTTCCCGTAAGTTGCATGAAAGAAAATATTGAGAAAGAAAAAGAAAAGATTGCTAAGAAAAAAGCGTATAATGTTCTTATAAGTATCATGAGTTCAACATATAAAGATGTTGATGAAGAATTCCAAATGATGAGTTGATCATATGCAACAGCATTAAGAGATAAAACAAACGAAAGACCAGTTGAAAAAGATGAAGTAAAAAAAGCATATCAAGCAGTTTGTGATGTTCTTTCATATGAATGGAAACATGCATGAGAAGAAGAACAAAAAATGTTTTCAGAACTTGCAAGCTATTTGAGGAAGAAATACGACTTGAAATAATACTTTTGAATCTTATAAAAGAATATAAGAATTATCGTTAACTGAAAGGGGTATAGCAAAACGTTATACCCTTTTTATAATTGCTTTCTATATATTGACAAATAAAAGAAAATATATTTCATATTGAAAACAACAAACAAAATAGATATAAAATAGTTGCTTGGAATTATTTCATATGAGATAGAACCGAATTGTTTTATCTTTTTTGAAATTAAGAAAATGACTATAAAAAACTTCAAAGAATGGTTATTAATTACAAAATGATATTCAGAAAAAACTATTAATAATTATATAAGAACACTAAATAAATTTGATAAATACTTAAAAGATATATCATTCAATCAAAGGGGAGTAGAGCAGTGCGAAAAAATCAAGATTCATGATATAGAAAGCTTTATTTCTATTGAAAAATTGCATTGATTAGAAACAAGAACACTGAATAATTATCTTTCATGAATCAAAACTTATATCAATTATTGTGCAATTCATGGTGAAGATGTATTAGATACAAGACAAATAATATTTGCAAAGGAACATAAGAAGAAGATTGAAGCACTTTCAGAAGAAGAATGCGAAAAGTTGTTCAATCATTTCAAGAAAAGAAAAGCAGTGTGAAAGGTGCAAGAATTAATAAAAACAAGGGACTTATTAATTGTGAGTATGTTTTTATATACATGAATAAGAGTTTCAGAGCTTGCATGAATTAGAATAAAAGATATTCAAGAAAATATGCAAGTAATATGAAAATGATGAGAAAGAAGAACGGTGAACATATTACCAGAAGAAATGAAACTTATAAAACTTTATTTATTCATGAGGGAAGATTCTTCTGAATGGTTGTTCATTTCTCATTCATCAAATTCTAGGTGAAGAAAGCTTTCAAATGTATCAATTCAAGAAATAATAAGGAAATGATGAAAAGAAGCATGACTTGATCATAAAATATACCCTCATATGCTAAGACACACTTTTGCTACTTTATTACTAAGAAAAAAAGCAAATTTGTATCATATTCAACAGCTACTATGACACAAAAATCTTAATACAACACAGATATATTTGTCAGTTCTGAACAAGGAACTTGAAGAAACACAGAAAAAAATTCCGAGATTTTCATAAAATTTTGTAAAAATCAAAAAAAATAATTTCAAAATTGTCGTAAAAAATCAAGAAATCACTAAATGAGAACTAGCGAAAAAAAATTCTCAAAATTTCTTGATTTTTTCAAAAATAAGAATAATATTATGTTGCAATGTATGAATGAAGTGTAAAAACACTTCAAATAAAAAATATGTAGTAGTTTGCACAAGATACATTGAAATAAGTAAATGTCAAGTGCAAGCAATATATATAAGTCATACATTGTAGAAGTGTATGGCTTTTTTTAATGAACTAATTCCAAGCGTTGAACAGCAAGGGGGTTCAACAAAACAAACGGTTCTATTACACAAATTAAGAAAAGCTTTCATTTCAAAAACAAAAAGGGTTGTAAATTCAATGTTGTTGTTCATACGACAGCATAGGACTACAACCCCCTATGTTGTCATATGAACAGCTTCTTGATGTGTAGTAAAAGAAGTTGAACGTATGACAAACGATTCAACTTTTTATTTTCTATTTAGAAACAAGCATGCTAATTACAAGTAAATGAAACGGTATCAATTTCTATTGATACGATGAAAAATGAGTGCATGAAGTTGTAAGAATTAGGGGGTTCTTTTATCTTGCAAAACTAGTTATTGGAGAATGACTTGTAAGACAATGAGAACCACTAAAGAACTTTACACTTCAAGAAGATTAAGATGAGAAAGAACATTACAGTGTATGATGATCAATACAAATTCTTCAAGATGATGAATTCTGAAAAATTAATGATTGCTTTCATTGAATTCATGTTTGAAGATATTGAACCAAAATGATTGTCAGAAAATGAACAAATTTTGTTTGATTCGTTGCGTTATAGAATGGAATTACAGAAAGCAAGAAGCGAAGCATGAAGCAAGTGATGAACTATAAGTAGATGATGATGAAGACCAGAAAAACAAGCAAACGATGAAGCAAAAAACAAGCAAAAAACAAGCAAACAAACAAACAAAAAACAAGCAAATGAACAAGCAAAACAGCAAGCAAAAAACAAGGAAGATAAAGATAAAGTAAAAGATAAAGAAGAAGATAATAATAAAATAATAATTTCTTCTTCTAGCGAAGAAGAAAGCGTTGCAGAATATTGAAATGAAGAAATTAATGAATGTTTACAAATTATCAAATGATTCAATAATGGAATAATCAATTGAAGCGAAAGAAAATGAAGACAATATGCGAACAACTTAATTAAGAAATTGAAAAATATTGATAAAGTGAAGAATTGAGAAATTTCATGGCAAGAAGTTTTACAAATGACCCTTGCGACCGCAAAACAAAATGAATTTCATTCTTCAAAAACAACAAGTCCAGAATTGATTTATTACAATTTGTCAACGTTGCTTGATGTGTGCAGAAACGAATTCAAAAAACAACAAGGTTCAAAAATTTTACATGCTTTATAAACAAGAGGAATGGAAACAGCTATCACACTATACAAAGAATTATGCTATATTGAAACAAAAGAATGAGATATTATACCGCTTGCAGAAGATTTTGAAGAAATATCAAAGCAATACAACAATCAAGCATATTGAATGAACTTAGGAAATGAAATTCTTTCAAAGAGTATGATCAAGAGAATATTCAAAAAGAAATGTGATGAAATAGATAATGCGGTTGTTCTCATAAACGACAAAAACCTAAGAAGTAGAGTTCACAAAGAAGTTGAACAAAGAAGAAGGGAATGAAAGAGAATTAATAAAGAAATTTTAGATAATATAATCAAAAGATTATGACAATAGAAGATTCACCAAGATTTCAACGCTTTCTTATAGCGTTTTGAGTAAAGGGTATTGAAGAATACAAAACCTTTACAAGAGAAGAAAAAGCAATTTGTATTAGAGAATACCTCAAATACATGAAACACTTTAGCAAATAATAAAACAACATCATGAAAAGATTATTAGAAATACAAGCAAAACTCAAAGCACCAAAAAATCAATACAACGACTTTTGAAAATACAAGTATAGAAGTTGTGAAGATATTCTTGAAGCTTTGAAACCATTATTGAAAGAACAATGACTTGTTCTTGTGTTGCAAGATTCAATTGAACTTATTTGAGAACGTTATTATGTGAAAGCAGAAGCGAAGTTGTATGACTTAGAATGAAAGCTTATTACAAGTTCTTGTGCATATGCAAGAGAAGAAGAAACTCAAAAATGATTGCAAGGTTCTCAAATTTCTTGAAGTTCAAGTTCTTATGCAAGGAAATATTGCTTATCGTGAATGTTTTTGTGCGATGATTGAATTGACGCAGATACAACAAACAAATGAGAAGTGAAAGAAGAAAAGAAAGAAAAAGCATGGTTCAATGATGAACAACTTAATTCATTCATTGAAAAATGAAAAGCAAAAGAATGTTGAACTTATGAAAAAGCAATAGAGGAAATTGAAAAGTATTACAAGATTTCAAAAGAAATGAGAACAAAAGTTAAGAAGTTATTTGATGATTTAGAAATTATTAATTCATAGCATGCTTATAGAAGATAAAAGAGGGAACAAGATATATGACAAAGAAAGCACCGTGTTCTTGTTCCTAAAACAAAAAGGTGAAACAAGAAGATTATGCACATTGAAAGACGGGAACATATTTGTGAAGAAAAAGAATAGACACATTTTCAGAAGTTTACACGCATATTGATTCAATTATGAATTGTTGAAGTCATTAGATATTGCTTGATACATAAACGTATGGCAAGAAGATTGAAGTCATTTGAAAACAACAATTTGAAATGTGATCAAGAACGGAAAAATTTTGAACTTTTGAAGTGAATGATTTGAAACTCAAATATTCCTACCTATTGATAAATTTGTTATTTAGTTAGTAAAAAAAACAAGAGAATGACAATAGACGAATTATTTGAACAAAATGAACAGTTCAAGCAAAAGTGATTGCAATTAAGTGATGATGATTTGTTCACATGGTTGCAGTTGCAAGATGAAATGATTACTCAATCAAGCAACATGAAAGCAGAATACTATGAAAAGAAATTAAGATTGGACGTAGAGAAAGCAAAAAGAATGATAGAATTGA